TTTATAGTTTTCCACAATGGCTGTGGAATAGTATGGCTAAAGGTGTGTATAAGTGTTGTAATCTGTGGAAAAGGTAAGATTTAAGTAACGCGCTAAGTGTTATAAAGGCCAGATCTTATTGTCATCTAAGGCCGTACTCTAACAGGCCTTCCCCATAATGTCAACCCCCTCCCCAAAATACTCTGAAACCCTCAAAGTTCGCACTATTATTGTTACTCACCTCTAATTGACCCCTATAGTGTAACCACGGCAACCACCCATGAGAAAGATCGAAACCCAGATGAACTCCGCCATTCACAGCAACAGTGATTGGTCATCAGCTAACACTCGCGTAGTTTATTCACCTATTCGTAACACTTCAGAAGTCTATCTTCATAACAACTTGATTGCAATTGTTACAGATGAAGCTTTACAAATCTTCGATGGTGGATGGCAGTCAAACACAACTAAGTCACGCTTGAACGCCATTATCAACGAGTTCTGCAATGCATTCACTGATGGAGTCTTTCAGAAGGACTTCGCATGGTATGTAAGAGATAACAATGTAACCAAAGAATTCACTAACGGCTACATCTTCGCCTAAGTAACACTCTGGGCACGTTAGCATTGCATCGGTAAGTCCCAGAACAAACACACACTAACTAACACTTTTTTATCATGACCAAATCTGTAATGATCTCCCTGCTCCGTAAGGGTAACACAGGCGCACAGATTCTTGAAATCCTTAACAGCTTGGCCAGTGGCGCTAGTGAACAGCAAGTAGCACAAGTCGCCAATGAGCCAACACTTATGGAGCTGCAGTTCTGATCACATAGTGGGTGGGTGTTATAGTTACTCACCCCTAATTGACTCCTATAGTATAACCCTCGCTCATCACCACATGACACGCACAGACGCTTTCTTTCTTCTTGCAAGTACAACAAATGGCTATGAAATCCTTGCACTTCTAGATGATATGGCTGATGGCTATACAGGCCCTAAGAGAACATCACGCACTTTGGCTAGTAACTAACATATAGAGTCAGCCCTTATGTTACAGTAAGGGTTGACAGATTAGGGCAACAGTGTTATAGTGCTAGCGACAGTGTTTGATGTTTTTCGATGTTATCCTTATGACCGCATAGCGCCCCCGCCTTAAAGAAATTGCGGCTCTTCTAACCTACAAAGGTGACAATCCGGCCTTGCAATATTGCAAAGAAAAAAAAAGTTCTATATAAAAAAATCACCTATAGACCCGCGCATAAAAAGACCGTATGAGTATTTCGAAGTTATACCACATATATTTGAAGGATGAATGTATCATGCCTTCGTTAGACCAGGAGAAGTTCAAGTATAACTGGGAGTGTTTAAATGTGATAGTGGGCTTATTAAAGACTGACTATGTAGCTGAGGATCTCTCATATGAGGTAGTGGAAATACTACATGAAAGAGAGGATATCAGTAATCTGTCAGATACTTCAAACTAGTCTAAAAGGTGGGGAATACCGAAGGTCTTTCGAGGTTGACAGACACTAAATATCGAAGTATAATAAAAGTTGAACTGGAGTGACACTACAGCATGGCTAAGGGATTTACAGTCAAAGCAGCAACACCAAAGAAAAAAGAAGCTGGTCCTGAGTGGGACTATGATGCAATTAAGGAGAGGATGAGAGGGAAGGCAATTGTCTTTTGTCTACCTGGAAGGGGATGTAGTTATGCATTCATGAAGAATTTTGTACAGTTATGTTTTGATCTTGTACAAAACCAGATGAGTATTCAGATTAGTCAGGATTACTCAAGCATGGTGAATTTCGCACGATGTAAGTGTCTCGGCGCCAATGTATTGAGAGGGCCTGACCAAATTCCATGGGATGGTAAGTTACAGTATGATTATCAGTTATGGATTGACTCGGATATTATTTTTAACACTGAGAAGTTCTGGCAATTATGTGATGTAGCGTTAGATGCTGATGGCACGGAGAGACCTATTAGTGCGGGTTGGTATTCGACTGAGGATGGTCGGACAACCTCTGTTGCACATTGGTTAGAGGAAGATGATTTCCGTAATAATGGTGGAGTGATGAATCATGAGATGGTAGATGGTATTAGTAAGCGTAAGAAGCCATTTACTGTAGACTATACTGGATTCGGATGGGTGATGATTCAGAAGGGTGTCTTTGAGAATAAGGGTATGACGTATCCATGGTTTGCTCCGAAGATGCAAGTCTTTGAGAGTGGTGCCGTACAGGATATGTGTGGAGAGGATGTAAGTTTCTGTCTTGATGCTATTGAAGCAGGATATGAGATTTGGTGTGATCCACGTATTCGTGTTGGTCATGAGAAAACCCGAGTTATCTAAGGTACGAATGGCAAATCAATTTAAAGTTGATCAATCAAAGGAATTTGCTTCAAAGATGACACTTATCACTGAAACCAGTAGTGATAAGTATTTGGAGCAATACCGACAACATCTACAAAACCAGGTTCAATTAGAATCAATTTATAAGGAGCAACATTAAATTATGGCAAAGATTCGAAAGTCTCTATTGGGTCAAACAATGATTGAGTCTCAACCAAAGAAGACTCGACAAGGAAGTGGACAACATACCAAGTATGCAGCCACAAGTCGTAACAGCAAAGGAAAACGTTATCGTGGACAAGGACGATAGATAATATATAAAAGGTCTCAAATTGGGACCTTTTTTTAATGTGAGGTATTATGGCATATTTGAATCACAGTTTACCAGATTGGTCTTGTTATATTCGTAATGAGTTTTTATTCAATCATAAGAAAGGTCATGGTGAAGTCACTAAGGCTGATGTACATAGTGTAGCTAGTATTGAGAAGAGAGTACCATTATTCGAAGGATTTCTAGAGAATGGTGTGAACTGGACAAGAAGACCTCTACACGCCTTCTGTTGGGACCCTGAAGCAGAGATAGAACCCTTAGAGGATATAATGTACTGGGACTGCTTTAGTCCTTATATTGATGTACAGAAGAGACATAGGTTAGAAGGACTGCAGGCACAGTTAATTCGTCCTGATGGTAAGAAAGTATTAGGTGATTATATGTTCACTATGGATTGGTCATGGGAGAATAAGAGTATACCGGATTTAAACTATTCAGAGACACCAGAACATAAGTGTGCTCATTTGTTTAAGGTAGAAACTGGTAACTATTATGCATATCCCAATAATCGTATTATTTGGTATGATAATGCATGGACCTTTAATCGTATTGAAAAGAACCCTGGATTTGAGATTGATACCACTGTATATAGCGTAGAGAACAAGAGACGTATAGAAACGTCAGATCACTATATGTACGAGATAAAAGATATATAAAGAAAGGCAGTCATCATGGACCAAAACTTCTTAAGAGAAATTAATCACGATCAGAAGACACCAAAGAATACGAAGAAGGTCCGTGAGGATGGATTCTATGAAGCGTCTGAAGCTGATTGGAAAGACTTCTGGGAGAATGAAGCTACAGATAATAAGCAAACATTAATTGATTAAAGTGTAATAAATAACTCATAATTGTTGTAGAAAAATCAAGTGCCTGTCCAAAGAGTCAGTCAAGGTTTTAAAGATGTGAGTGCATCATTCAAAGTCAATCCATTAAATCTCGATTTAATTGTGATGAGAAATGAGAATGCCATTGCACGTTCAATTCGTAACTTAATTTTTACTTTACCTGGGGAAAAGCCATTTCAACCTAGTGTTGGTTGTAATGTAACTAAACTATTATTTGAGAACTTAGATAGACTTACTGCTAGTTCAATTGAATCGGAAATTAAAAATACGATCAATAATTATGAACCAAGAGTAAGGTTAAACCAAGTTAACGTCAATCCAAATTTTGACGCTAATATCTTTGAAGTAACTATTAAATTTGATATTGTAGGTGTACCTCTTCCTACTCAACAATTATCATTTGCATTGCAGCCCACTAGGTAAATGCCCTTAGTCAATTTTAGCAACTTAGATTTTGATCAGATAAAGACATCCATTAAGGATTATCTCCGTGCGAATTCAAACTTCACGGACTATGACTTTGAGGGATCTAATCTATCAACTATTCTAGATACGTTAGCTTACAACACGTATATAACCTCATACAATGCCAATATGGTATCTAATGAGGTGTTTATCGATAGTGCCACCTTACGAGAGAACGTGGTGTCTCTCGCACGGAACATAGGTTATGTACCTAGATCTAAGAAAGCTCCTACCGCAAAGGTTTCTTTTACTGTAAATGTTTCAAACACGACAGCTGTAGCTGTTACACTTAAAGCAGGTATAGTAATGGCATCCAGATCAACTGGTGTCAATAGTAATAGAAATTTCACATTCTCAATTCCAAACGATATTACAGTCCCAGTTAACGCTGCAGGATTTGCGGACTTCTATAATATCAACATTTATGAAGGAACCTATGTCACACAAACATTTACTGTCGATACCGGCAACGTTAATCAGAAATTCATATTACCCAATTCTGGTATTGACACAGATTTATTATCGGTAATAGTTAGAGACACTCAAGAATCTACTGTAAGTAGAAAGTTTGAGCTGTTTAATAGTCTATTTGATGTTACTTCATCAACTAGAGCATATTTTATTCAAGAGATTGAACAAGAAAGATATCAACTTTTATTTGGTGATGGTGTATTTGGTGTTGCGTTAGAGAATAGTAATTTTGTTGAAGCAAGTTATATCATTACTAATGGAGAAGTAGCTAACAATATCAATACCTTTGGTTTTGTAGGTAACTTAGAGTCTACTTCTGGAGCTACAATTAGTTCTGGGGTATCAATTATAACTACGGAAGTACCATCTGGTGGTGGTAAACCAATTGAATCTATTGATTCGATTAAAAAATATGCTCCTCAAATCTATGCATCACAGAATAGAGCAGTAACTGCTGCTGACTATGAAGCACTAATTCCACAAATTTATCCTGAAGCAGAATCGGTTTCGGCATTTGGTGGTGAGGACTTGACTCCACCATCATATGGAAAGGTATTTGTAAGTATCAAGCCATATAATGGTGTCTTCTTATCAAGTGCAATCAAACAAAACTTACAACAACAGATGAGAAATTATTCTGTTGCAGGTATTTTATCGGAGATTGTTGACCTAAAGTATTTGTATATTGAATCAAACTGTAAGGCATACTACGATTCTAATTTAGCACCAACTGCTTCATATGTTCAGAACCTAGTACTGACTAATATTGTCAAGTATTCTGAATCATCTGATGTCAATAAGTTTGGTGGAAGATTTAAATACTCCAAGTTCCAGAAGATCATTGACCAAAGTCATGAGTCTATTACATCAAACATTACAAACATTGATATTAGACGAGATATTAATGCCCAACTGAATTCCTTTGCCGAGTATGAATTATGCTTTGGTAATCGGTTCTATATAAAAAACCATGGACATGGAGCGAACTTTGATGGAAATCTCATTGGGTACAATATCAAATCATCCGGTTTTACTGTCAGTGGTATTAGTGGAACTGTATACCTTGGCGATAAGCCGTCTGGTAATCTGACCAACGGAACAGTGTTCCTATTTAAACTCAAATCTTCATCAGAACCATTTATTGTAAGACAAAATGTAGGTACTATCGATTATATGAAAGGGGAGATTAGATTAAACCCTCTTAATGTGATATCTACAGTGGTAAATAGAGGCACTCCTTTGATTGAAGTATCGGCTCAACCTTACTCAAATGACGTGATTGGCCTCCAAGATCTCTATCTACAATTGGATGTAAATAATACAACAGTTAACGTTATTGCTGACAACATTTCCTCTGGAAATGACGTATCAGGAACTAACTATATTGTTTCTTCTAGTTATGGCTCTAACGTTTTAGTTAGAGGACAGGCCATATTCCAAAATGAAGTGACTCCTGCACAACGGGAGAATCGTAATATTACTTCCGTGATTACATCTGCGAGTACAGGCAACAATGGTGCCTACACTGCAAGCAGAAGAACCAGATCATCTTACTAATAATAAGTCAGAATACAAATGACAGTAGATAGAGTCAAGTTTCAAGAAATTGTTGAAAGTCAACTCCCTAGGTATGTTAGGGAGGATTTTCCTCTGCTAAATGAGTTTATTAAACAATACTATATCTCTCAGGAATTTGAAAGTGGTCCTATTGATATACTGAATAATATTGATGAATATGTAAAAGTAGATCAATTATGCGATATTGTTGACTCCACTGTACTGATTAGTGGATTAGATACTAATGATACAACGGTTAAAGTAACCTCTACCCAAGGTTTTTCCGAAAATAACGGCATTATACAAATTAATAATGAAATTATATACTATGGAACCAAAACATCAACTACATTTGTAGATTGTTCTAGAGGTTTTAGTGGAGTTACGACATATATTACCTCTGGTGCACCTGATGAACTAACATTTTCTTCAACAATTGCAGAAAATCATCCTGTAGGGTGCTCTGTTAAGAATTTAAACATTCTTTTCTTGAAACAATTTCTAACTAAACTGAAAAGACAGGTAACACCTGGGTTTACTGATAGAAATTTCTTCAAGGGATTAGATAAAAGAAACTTTATAATCAATTCTGATAGTTTTTATAAGTCGAAAGGTACAGAACAGTCATACGAAATACTTTTTCGAGCACTATATGGCGAAGATGTTGAACTTATTCGCCCGTCAAAATTTCTTTTTACTCCATCTAACGCCAACTATAAGGTCACTAAGGACTTTATCGTAGAACAACTTCAAGGCAATCCCCTTGATTTGAAGAATCTTACCATATATCAAGACCTAACAGATGCAAGAGGGTCTGTTACTAACGTCCAGCAGATACCTTATGAAGATTTTCAATACTATCAAATCAGTATTGACTCTGGTTTTGCTAGAGATAGTGATGTTAGTGGATCTATTTACGGAAAATTTAAACCAAATCCACTTACAAAAGTCTTAAATGATGTAAGCACAGGTTCAACTATCATTGATGTTGACTCCACAATCGGATTTCCTGAGTTTGGTAAACTTAGTGTAGTGGATATAGACGATAATGAGGTATCTATTGCGTATAGTGGTAAGACTTTAAACCAATTTTTCAATACAAGTGGTGTTAGCAACCAAGTTTTAAAGAAAACTGACATTACTTTAGACACATACTCTTATGCATTTGTTGGTATTAATACAAATCAAGAGATAAGGGTTAGATTTACTGCCGCAGTAACTGATTTTATTCCCAATGACCACAATTTTTACTATAGAAAAGACGATACTATAGAATTAAAGTCTCTTGGTCTAGAATCCAAAAAGAAAAAGGCCAATAACTACGTATTAAATGTAAAAACTTACTGGGAT